TGTTAATATTTTAAATAGAGATGACTATTATTTCACAGATAGAGCAACTTCACAAGATGTTGGTGGTCATGCAACTGTAGGTGGTTATTCTAGTGGGTTAGATGCGACTGATGGCACAGATCCTATGCAAGGAGAGCTTTTAAACAACAACTCAATTATTTCTTATAATAACGCTGTTAGGTTAATGACAGACGAGATGGTTGTTGATACAAACGTTTTAGTTATTCCTGGGATAAGAGAATCTTTAGTGACAGATTTTGCAGCAAGAAGAGTTAGACATTACGGTAAAGCAATTTATCTTATGGACATACCTCATTATACTTCTTCGGCAGAAAGAATTTTCGTTTCTTCAAACGGCATTTCTACAGGACAACCAGATGTAGATCAAACTGCTTCGGTATTTGATACAAGAGAAGTTGATTCATCATATGCAGCTACATATTTCCCAGATGTTATGATGATTGACAGAGGTGATGATCCAAATGCATTATTAACAAATCAAAGAATCATTAAAGCACCATCATCAGTTGTAGCACTAGGAGCAATTGCAAGATCAGATGCAGCTACAAGAAGTCCTTGGTTTGCTCCAGCTGGTTTTTCTAGAGGAGCTTTAGGTTCTGTAAGATCAATTGATGTAAGATTAAACGCAGCAGATCGTGACACACTTTATGAGGCAAGAATTAATCCTGTAGCAAACTTTCCAAATAATCAATTTGTTATTTTTGGACAGAAGACTACACAAATTGCAAGAACTGCTTTAGATAGAGTTAACGTAAGAAGATTAATGATTAACATCAAGAGAAGAATTCAAAAAGTTGCTCAGCGTCTATTATTTCAACAGAACGATGCTGCTACAAGAAAAGCTTTTATTGATGCATCATCTAATATTTTGCAACAAGTTCAAATTGGACAAGGTATTGAAGATTTCAGAGTAATTATGGATGATTCAAATAATACCCAAGAAGATGTTGATAATAACAGATTAAATGGTAAAATTATTGTTGTGCCAACCCGTGCTGTTGAGTTCATCGCAATGGATTTTGTTATTACAAATGCAGGCGTTGAGTTTCCTTAAAAATAAATAGCGAGTAGAATTAATACATTAAGAATAGTTATATATAAATTAAATAAACAGGAGAAATAAGAATATGGCTGGACAAGGCTCAGCGAGAGTAACTTTACGTGAAATCGATTTATCACAAGTTAAAAATCCTCAAGAACTGCCTCAGGGTGTTCCAGCTGCTGTTGTTGGTCCTGCGAGAAAAGGTCCAGCCTTTGTACCGCAAACATTTGCCAACATGCAGCAGTTTAATGAAACATTCGGTAGCATGTTAGAGAATACAAAAGAAAGTAATTCAAATTTATTTGGACCATTAGCATTAAACGAATGGATGAGAAATTCTAAAGCAGGAACATATATTCGTGTTCTTGGTGTAGGTAACGGTCTAAAATCAGACAGCGCCGGCAAAGTTACAGATGCTGGCTTTAGAGTTGGAGAAAAACTAGTTCATGAAGTAGGTGAAGCTGGACAAGTTGGACAAGGCCCGGGCATCGTTGGAGATAATCCACATGCTAATATGGGAAACGTTGATACTGCTGTAGATGTAGCAAGAACACATATGCTTGGCTGCTTTATGAAAGATGCTCCAGGATCAAGACTTCTATGTGACTCAGGTATTCAAGCAGAGACTGAAACAGCTTCTCTTGTAGACGCTGTTACTTTTGCTACACATAATCAAGCAAATACAATTGAAATGTTTTTACCTAAAGAAATTATTAATAGTGTAGCAACTTCAAAAGTTACTAATGATGTTACACTAACAATAAAGTTTGTTACAGCTTTAACAGGTGCAGGAAATGTATCAACAATTGCTAAAAATACAATTCAAGTCCTATCAAATGATACTAATGTTGAAAATGTTAATGATAATTTTCAAGCATTTTTAGCTGAATCAACAGCAGCTGGAGATGCAAAGAGCAACAGTACAGACTTTATATACAACAATATAGAAATACGACCAGACGAAATATTTACTTTTGCTGACGGTGGTTCTAATGCTAGCACTACAATAACATTACCAGCTGGCAAAGAAGGTGATGAAGCTTTTGTAGTACATGTTTCAGGAACAGCAGCTGGAATAACACTTGGTGATGATGATGTCAATGTTTTAGATCAAAAAGTTTACTTTTCTGGTGCAGCAATGGCAGCTCCAGTAATCAGAGGTGTTTTGATGGCTCCTCAAGGTATCGTTCCTACTTTAAATCCTGCAGATGCTTTAGCAGCTGTAGTTACTGGAATGAGTGAAGTAACGACAGAAGCATTACAAATTTCTTCTATAAGATCTGCTGCTGAAGCAAAAGATTACGGGCAAGATCCAACTGCAAATCTTATTGGATATCAAGTAGGTGAAGTTGATTCAAGTCAATCATTTAAATTAATTTTAAATGGTTTTAAAAACTCACAAAAACCATGTGTTTTAGATTGCTCGTTTGATCCAGCTTCTCCTTCTTATATTTCAAAAGTATTAAATACAGATCCAACAAAGATTGAAGAATGTGGACACTATTTATATGCACATTGGGATGTAAAATCTTCCGTAGCAGTTCCAGCAAATGATTTCTTGGAAAGAGCTGGTCAGAAGTTAAACAGTGGTGCTCAAGATGAGTATAAGGACATGATTGGATTTTTGGTAGCGGGATCAGGTGATAGAAATGATTCTACGTCAAGTCCAAATTATGAGAGTTTTGAGTCAAGATATCAAACAGCTAGCACACCATGGATTGTTTCACAATTCTTTTCAAAGAATGCTGATAATTCTCCAAGACCTTTAACAGCAAGAGCAGGAGAATCATATAAGTTATTTAAGCTTCATGCTCTTGATGATGGTGAAATAGGAAATTCTCAACATCGAGTTTTAGTTGAAAATGTAAGATATTCAGGTGAAAACGATTACGGTTTATTTGATATGACTTTAGAAAGATTCAGCTCAGATGCAATCGGTGGTCAACCTATAGCTTCTTGGAAAAACTTAACGTTAGATCCTAATAGTAGAAACTTTATAGCAAGAGTTATTGGAACTAAACATTCATATTATGATTTCGACAAGGATCTTGATAAGCAAAGAATTAAAGAGTCAGGTCAATATAACCTTAAAAACAAATTTGTTAGAGTTGAGTTATCTCATGATGTTAAAAATAATGTAGCACCAATAGAATCAGTTCCTACAGGATTTCAAAGCCATAGTTATTTATATACTGAAGGAGATGGACATTTTGTTGAAAGTGGTGATCTTACTGAAGAACTTAGAGCTTTTACTAGTGCAGCAAATACAGTTACTGAAACATTATCAAAAGCACAAGTTTTACCTTTAGACTTTGTAAAAAGCATTAATAGGGTTGCTGGTTCTGGTCTTGAAGCTGAAGATGATTTAGCTTGGGGTGTTAAATTTGCTTTAAGAGAGAATAGAGAAGATAGTAATAAAGAGCTTGTAGAACAAGTATTCAATAGATCTATTTTGTCTTGGGCAAAGTATTATCCAGCATTAGACTCAAATCCTGCATTGAAATCAGGTGATGATGCTGATGGTTATCAAAAGAGCATGTTTTCTTTAGAGAAGATTATTATACCAGCAAGTGGAATTGCTTCAGACGAAATTACATCATGGAATGGCGCTGCTTATGAAAGAAGTGCAGATTTAGTTACGCCTTTGACTGGTGCTAGATATGTTAATATTGAAAAAGACGCAAAAGGATCTAACGTTAGATATCTAAAGTTTAGATGCATGTTCCAGGGTGGATTTGATGGTGTTAATATATTTGACAAAGAAAAAGCAAACTTAACAGGTGTAGCATCTCTTAGAGAATCACAAGATGAAACTGGTTCATCTAAGTTTACAGGTCCTACTGTTATGGCATATAGAAGAGCAATTGACGTTTTAAGTGATAAGTCAGCTGCAGAGTTTCAGCTTCTTGCGATCCCTGGTCAAAAAGCACCATCAGTTACAAATTATGCAGTTACAGCTTGTGAAGATAGATTTGATGCAATGTTATTAATGGATATTGTAAGTAAAGATTCAGCTGATTCTGTTATTGAAGATGAATTAATCAAGCCATCTGTTAGAAGAACTATTAGAGACTTTAGTAATAGAGTTTTAAATACATCATTTGCAGCGGCTTATTTTCCAGACGTATTAATTAGAAGACCTTCAGATCGTGCACCAATTGTTGTTCCTCCTTCTGTTGGAATGCTAGGCGTAATGAGTAGAAATGATTCTATAGCAGATCCCTGGTTTGCTCCAGCTGGACTTGAGAGAGGACGTCTTATCAATGCAATGGATTCACAAGTTCAAATGAACAGGGATTTACTGAATGAACTCTACGATGCTGATATTAATCCTATTTATGTTCCGGCAGGAAGAAGTGGTGAGGTTTATGCATTTGGTCAAAAGACTTTACTACAGGATCAATCAGCATTAGATAGAATTAATGTAAGAAGACTTTTAATTGACATTAGACGAAAAGTTAAGAAAATTGGTGAACAATTATTATTTGAGCCTAATAGAGCATCAACGCTTGAAAGATTTTCTGCATTGGTTGAACCTATTATGTCAAATGTTCAGAAAAGACGTGGTGTTGTAAGATATAAAGTACAAATTGATACTACAACTACAACACAAAATGATATTGAAAATAATACAATTCGTGGTAAGATTTACTTACAACCAACAAAATCTGTAGAATTTATTTCACTAGACTTTGTTGTTACAAATACAATTCAAGACTAAATTTAATTTTAACATATATATATAGATAGAAACAGGAGTAGAACAACATGGCAGAGACACTATCAGTCGCAGAAATGATACCTAATAAGTTTGAACCTAAAAGAAAGAACCGATGGGTTTTTGCTATTGAGGGTATCGACGCATTTTTAATTAAGAGTGCAGCTAGACCATCTTATACAACTAATGAAACAACAATACCTTTTATTAACAGTACTAGATATTTAGCTGGTAAAACAACATTTGACACAATGTCAGTAACATTACATGATCCAATTGCACCTAGTGGTGCGCAACAAGTTATGGAATGGGTTAGAACTCATTTTGAGTCTGTAAGTGGTAGAGCTGGTTATGCTGATTTCTATAAGAGAGATTGCCAACTTAAAATGCTTGATCCAGTAGGAACAGTAGTTGAACTTTGGGATATCAAAGGAGCCTTTCTTACTCAAGCAGGTTTTGGTGACCTTTCTTATGACGGTGATGAGCCTCAAGAAATCACTATGACTCTTCGCTTTGATAATTGTGTATTACAATACTAATTTAATTTACATACATTAAATGGAAAACTCGCTAATTTTGTTGTTCTACAACTTAAGCGAGTTTTCTTGTATTTGATATATATAATTAAGTTTAAACAAAAAGGTTAAATATGTCAAGTAACATTTCAAATAATAATGTTTCTGTAAGAATTGGATCTGTAATTGATTCAGGAGCAATAAACTTCTTTCAAACTTTAACAGGTGATACACTTAATATTGTTGGGCCTTCGTATAAAGGAAAAGCATTTGTTCCACAGAACATTACAGATGTTGAAAGCACAAGTTTAATTGTCGGGGGTGAATCTAAAGATTTTGAAGTCTTTAATACTATAGACAATATTATTGGTGAAGAAAGAAAAAATAGATATAGACACTTAAACGATAGCTATTCTTATTTAAGTGATAATCAATCTTATGATGCAGTAAAAACTTGGCTTGATGGAAATGCGAGTCAAGCAAGCTTTACCAGAATTCTTGGAATTGGAAGTGGCTTAAAAAACGTTGAAGGAAAATACATAGGGTCTGGTTTTAATTTAGAAAATCAAATATCTTCAGATAGTTCTGACAATTTAACAAAAACAACAAACCCACAGTCAAATGGAGGAAACATAAGAGGAAACTTAACCTTTTTAATGACTAAGAGAGAAAGTCTTTTCCCAGGATATATTGAAGATTTAGGTTTAGATCCTACTGAAGATAATTATTTTATTGACAGGGTGATATTTTCAGCTGATAATATTTTGCCTTCATTAGTACCAATAAGTGATTCTACGCAACATGAAATTACTGAAGGTATTTCAACATATGAAAATCAAATTAAAACATATAGACGTTCAAGTACATGTTCAATAGAGCTTTTAGGTTTAAATTCTAAAGAAGGTATTGGTAGAAATGTTGTTAATATATCTGATGACATGAATAATCTAAAGGTAGAACAATATTCAGCTCAATTTAATGCATCTAAAGAAAATTATTGGCCAGAAAGATTCTTAAATAGAGGACATTTAGTATACACTAAATTTCCTAATTGTAATCAATTAAGCAGAAGTCTACCTATTAAAATTATTACTACAAGGAATTATTCTTCTCTAGGTAATTCTAGTATACCCGATTATAATTCTTTTGAGTCAAGTTATAAAACAGCAAAAACGCCTTGGGTAACTAGTCAACCTGTTAATAGAAGTGGTATTGACGACAATAGAGTAAATATTCAAAATCATGTAGTGAATTTATTTAGATTTCATTCATTAGACGATGGTGAAGTAGGAAATAGATTTAGAATTAAAATAAACATAACTCATAGAGGAAATCATGTAGAAAATTTATATTCAAAATTTGATATTTACTTGTTTGAATACGAAGCAAGAAACAATACTTTTATTGATATAGGTGGAATAAAAAATGTAGATTTGAATCCAGATAGTAAAAATTACATATGCAGATTGTTTGGAGACGAAAATACATATTATGATATTGAAAATAAAAAAGTAGTTACAAAATTCAAATATGAAAGAAGAAATAAATTTCTCAGAGTAGAAGTTCATCCAGATGTTGAAAACAAGGTAATAAGTCCAAGCATGATTCCTTCTGGTTTTAGAGCTTACCCTCACATAAGAATTAATCCCTTAGCATTTCCTGAATATCGTATAGTTTCAGAAGATAATACAACTATTAATCAAATGCCTTTGCTTTATTCAATGAACTATTTTACAGATGAAGTTTTAGTTGATCATAATATAGAAAATAACTGGGGCGTTGTTTTCTTACCAACAGTATTAAATAATCGAGGTAATGTTAATAATAAAATAGAACCTTTATCAGATAATAATACTAGTTATGTTTCGCCTCACTACTATTTTACAAAATATTTTTTAAATGGTATGAATACAGAAACTAAAAATATATGGGTAGAAGATGATTCATATTTAAACTCTTTTTTCCATTTAGAAAAAATATATTATGATGATGTCACTATTCAGTTAGATGATTTAGTTCCAGAAAATCTTTATTACTCTAGAAAAGCAAATCAGGATAATAATAGAGAATACTTAAATTTAGACGCTGTCCAATATTGGGATAATAACAACACTTTAATAGAAAAGCTTGAAGATAAGTTAAGTTTTGACTTTTTTACTTACGGAGGTTTTGACGGCTTTGATATTAGAGATAAAGAAAAAAGATTAATTAAAAATGAAGGTCTTGTAAGAGAAGTAAATGGAGAAGATTTAACTTTAAGTTTACAAGAGAATCCTCTTTTTTGCGCATACAATCATGGCATTGACATAGCAACAAATGATTTATTAGGAGGTGATATACTTTGCTTGCCGGGAATAAGTAATTTACAATTAGCTGAAAAATGTATTAATATATGTGAAGATAAAAAAAATATTATTTATATAAGTGATATAAGTACATTTAATGCTGTTATTGTTGATAATCTTTTACAAATAGAAAATCAAGCAGCTAATTATATTTTAAACAATGAGAATGTAGCAGTTAAAGAAAAAGAAGTAGATACCGAATTATTCCCTGCTTTGGAAAAAAGTTTAGATGATAATTTTGTTTATATGACAGAAAGATTATCAGATTCAACAAAAAGTAGATTTTTTATACCTTTGTTAGGCACACTATCTGGAGACAAAGATGGTGTTAAAAAAAGAATAGATCCATCTTTAGTAGCAATACAAAAGGCTAGTACTTTTAATCCTTTGAATATTGCAAGTGAGATTAGTCCTAGAGAAGTAAATGGATTTAACCTTACACTTCTTAATTCTAGATTGGACGAGAATCTAGAAGCTTGGGATTTAGATTCAAGAAGCTTTAGAGAGAAAAAAATAAATGTTCTTTATAAGCCATTAACAGTTGGTGATTTAAAAATTGAAACTCAAAGCACAAGATACGACGTAAGAGATTCTTTTTTCTCTAATTTTAAAAATATGAGAACTTTAAATTTAATAAAAAAAGAAATTAAATTTAATCTCTTTACTCAAAATAGTGTATCATTAAATGGTCCTTTATTATTTGCACAAAACAGTAAAACAAATAATATAAGACAAATATTAGATTTACAATTAAGAAGTATTTTAAATAATTTCATAGATAGAGGATTAATAACTGATTATGTTATAGATATACCTAGTATTTCTGATGATAAATACTTATTAGATTTACAGAATTATATAATTAGAGGAACAATAATATTAAAGTTTAACAATACCTCTAATGATGATATTATAAACTTAAAATTAGATGATATAATAAGCGAGCTTAGTTTACTGTCAGATCAGTCATCTATGGAAATTGCGCAACCTATATTTTAAACAAGGAGAGAGAATTATATGAGTAGTCTAGATACTCCAGTAAAACCAGAACAAATAGATAGTAGAGGACCTATTAAGGTTTCTAATGTAATGAAAGATGACTTTGGGTTTGAAATTCCAGTAGAAAGTGTACCTTTACCTTCTAAAGGTGTGATTTATTCTGAAGAAGGAGCACTTTTTGGAAAAGATACTATCGACATCAAACCAATGACAGCAAGAGAAGAAGATATTTTAACAAGTAGAGCATACATTAAAAATGGAACTGTGTTAACAAAGCTTCTTTCATCTTGCATCATTGACAATAAAATTGATCCTGATGTATTAATATCAGGAGATAGAAACGCACTTCTAGTTTCTTTAAGAATTACAGGATACGGTGCTGATTATGAAGTTGAAGTTGACTGTCCTGAATGTGGAACAAAAAGTAAACAAAGTT